AGTTCATGCAAGAACGTCAGCAGCCACACAACCGTCGCGAGCAGGCACAAGTACTACAGAACTTTGGACTGGCTTAAAGGAGGTGACAGCGTTTGGAAAATACCAATGACAAAATGGCTTTTGCTAATAGCCTACCAAGTCCATATCCTAAGCACGGCAAGCTGTCTATGCTGAGCGGTACTCGTTTCAGCTTCGATGCCAACAAGGTGTATCGAATGCCCTCCTCTGAATGGGAGTCCATCAAGGACAACCAGGCAAGCGTAGGCAAGCTGGTACAATACTTCATTACTCAGCATTACTCGTATCAGTTACCGCGTATTATCACGCTTGAACGCTATTACTCTGGAGATAATGATATCCACTACTGGAACAGTGAGAAGGCAGCAGACCGGGCTGACAATCGTATTGCCAGCGGATTGCCACGCTACATCACTAATATCCGTGTGGGTTATCAATACGGTAATCCTATCAAGTGGGGATATGACAATTCCAAGGTTGATGATGCCGAGGAGCAAGTAGTCACTGACCTTCTTAAGGACTTCAACAGCCGAACTGATGAGGAATATCATGAGAAAGCGATGGGAACTAGCCTAGTAATTACAGGGCGAGCCTATGAGCTTACTTACATCCATGAAGATACTAACACACCGGCGGTTAAGGCTATTGACCCGGCAAATGCCTTCGTAGTGTATGACACCTCTATCGACCAGCACAGCCTGTTCGCGGTGCGCTACTACTTGATGGACTACATGGATCAGTCAGTATTTTATATCGACGTGTACACCGACGATACGATTTATCACTTCAAGTCAGCGACTAATCCTAACGGGGGACTCGAAGTAGCTAGTGCATCAGAGAGCCACCAGTTTGGTCAGGTTCCTATGACTGAGTACAGCCTCAACGACAACCGGATGGGTGCTTGGGAGTCTAAGCTAGATACCATTGACAGCTACGACAAGGCACTATCTGGGATGGCCAATTCTGAAGAGGACTTCGGTAATGCTATCTTAGTAGTATCTGGTGACATTGAGACTGAAGAGAAGGAGACCGTCACCGACATTGAGGGTAATCAGCTGTACGATGATGATGGCAACCCGCTGGTTCGGGTAACGACCATTGACCCGAAAAAGAAGATCATGTTCCTGAAGCCGTCAATCATCGACAATCCTAGTGGTACAGCAACGGTCGTTAACTCAACGGCTGAGTATTTGACTAAGTCGCTGGACCCGCAAGGCTGGCAGACGTACATCGACCAGCTGATGAAGGACATGCACAAGGACACTAATACCCCTGATATGACCGATGAGAACTTCTCTGGTCAAGCGACTGGAGCAGCCATGAGCTATAAGCTTTGGGGCAGCAACCAAGAGATTGCTACTCAGGAGTCCTTGTATATCAAGGGACTTATGCGGCGTCTGCGCCTACTTGGAAATTACTGGACTAATATCAATGAACTACCTAGCGAAGACATGATGGAGGCATTCCAGCCATCATTCACGCTCAACTTGCCAAAGAACGATTCTGAGATTATCGCCAACCTCAAGGCTCTCAAGGATACCGGGTCCATTAGTGACATGACTATCCAAGAGCGCGCCGAAGACGTCACTGGTGTACCAGCTGAGCAAGAGGACTCACGTATGAAGGACCAGTCAAAGGCCAACCAACAAGAGGCTCAAGCTATCGCCGCTCAGGCACTTGCCGACAAGGACAAAACTAAGGTAGGTGATAGCAATGGCGATGATAACTCAAGCGCAGGAGAGGGCCCAAATAAGCCTGCTCCTATCGCGGGACGAGACGAGTAACCATCAACTCGATAACTTCTACCAAGAGGCACTAAAAGCCATCAGAGACAATTTGACGGCCTTTTATGTACGGTATGCCGATGAAAATGGTTTGACGGTTAGTGACGTCATGCAGCAGGTCAATCGCTGGGATATGATTCAGTGGAAACAGGCCATTGACTCAATTGATACCAACAGTTTGACGAGCGATGCTGAGACCCGTATCAAGTACTACGCGGCGACAGCAGGAATCAACCGTAACTACCTGATTATGAGCATTCTGGGCGTTCAGTTGGTGATCGCTACTGCCAAGACAGCAGTAGAAATCGCCAGCCGTATCAAACGAGACGTGGACGACACGATGGCGGTCAAGACTGGCCTGCTAAATTATGCGAAGGCCAACCAAGACGAAGTCAACAAAATCCACGCGTTGAAACAGAAAATCTATCACGACCACGTCGAAGACAGTTTCGAGGACGCGGCCCAGCGTTGGTCGCCGCGATTGTGGCAGAAGAGTGACGAGTTCACCCGCAAGGTTCAAAACGTGGTCACTCAGCACTTAACCAGTGGTATCAGTATTGAGGACTTGAATAAACGACTCTTCCCCGATATCAGTGAGGCTGCTAAGGCTGGATCAGTGTCTCGCGAGGTTGATTCGATGGACTACGTAGCTCAGCGACTCATTAGAACTGAGTCTGCTCGGGCAGTCACTGAGGTAAACAAGGAAATTTACAAGTTAAATGGCGTCGAAAGAGTCGATGTCGTCAACGAGCCAGGGGCTTGCCCTATCTGTGTGGACTTGGCCGAACAGGGCCCATACAAGCTCAGTGAGGTGCCTGATATCCCGGCCCATCCTAATTGTCGATGCTCGATTATTCCACATGATGAATCAAGTTTCGATTGGAAGACAGCTTAATACCAACGAGTCGCCTAACGGCGGATTTTTTGTGCCCTTTTTTCGGCGGCGGGCGTTAAAGAACAGCTGATCCGTTATGACACGTACAAGTTAATTCGTCCACAGGACGTTAAGAGGAGGAATTCGCGATGAGTGAAGACAAGAACAAACAGAAACAGGACCCAACAGAACCAGGAACCGACAGCAAAAAGGAAAAGACGTTTACGCGCGCTCAACTAGCAGCGGCTGCTAAGGAACAAGCCGAAAAGGCAGTCGAAGATTTCAAGAAGTCTAGCCTACCTGACTTAATCCAACAGGCTGTGGATAAGACCAAGCGGGACGCCACGTTGTCGGCTCAGGAACGTGCCGAGGAAGCCATCAAGGAACGCGAACAAAAGGTTGCGGCGAAGGCGGCGGCCTTAGACAAGCGTGACGCTCTCACAGCTACTAAGGCGTTGCTGGCAGACAAGGGATTGCCAACTAGGTTTGCTGACTTACTCGCTGACACTGACGCAACCAAGCGCGAAGCCAACGTCGAAGCATTTATGGACACGTTTAACGATGAGGTTCACAAGAAGACACTCGACAAAGCCAAGGGTGGCAAGACTCCCGGTGCTGGTGAGGGGCCTAAGCCTAAAGTGACTGTCACCAAGAAGTTCAAGGATATGACGTACGACGAACGGACTGCACTCTATCGCGAAGATAAGGACAAGTATTTCCAACTAAAACAGGAGGGGTAACCAATGGCAATTACAGCTACAACGAAATTATCTGATCTGATTGAACCCACAGTCTTCCTAGACTATGTGCAAGAACAAGTCAGCAATACTAACGCCTTCATCCAATCAGGGATTCTAGGCAACGATCCAATCTTAGGAGCACGCTTACTGTCTCCAGGTCGGACGGTCCAGCTGCCATACATCAATGACTTGACTGGTGAGGCCGAAGAATGGAGCGATTCAACCGACATCACTACTGAATCACTGACGACTGGCTCAAATGAAGCTATGAAGCTTTTCGAAGACAAGGCATACTCTGCCACTGACTTTGGCCAACTAGTGACCGGCGCACCAGTACTCACACAGATCACTAGCCGGTTCGCTGCATGGTGGGTACGTCAAGACACTAAGCGCCTGCTTCAAGTAGCGGACGCTACCTTTGCTAACGCTGACATCGCAACGGCTAAGAGTTTCGGAGTCGGCAACGAAGCCGAACTTTCAGCAGGGAACTTCCTTGCAGCGCTCGCTCGAATGGGTGACTTGGCAAATCCTAAGCTGGTCAAGCTGGCAATGAATTCGAGTGCTTACTTCGAATTGCGTAAGCAAAACCTGATTGACGACATCCAGCCTTCCGACGGTGGGCTGGCATTCGCGTCGTACAACGGTCTGCAAATCGTCCAAGACGACGATATTCCAGTGGCTGCTGATGGGACGACTGCGGCATACGCGTTTGCTCCGGGTGCTATGGCATACGCCACTGCTACGCCAGCGAACGGGCTTGTGGTTGACCGTGACGAGTACAAGAACGGCGGACAAGAAGCCATTATCCAAAAGCGTGTGACTGCTATGCAAGTTAATGGGACCACGATTGATACCTCAGTCGTGAGTGACATTGCAGCATATCGTCAAGCCATCATTGACGGCAAGGCAGCTTTCAAGGTCGCTAATGATCCTCGCAAGCTGGGTATCGTCAAGTATGGCTTCAAGGTTGACCCTAGTTTCATTGTGCCGACCATCAACTCGCCTAAGGCTGCGACGACCCCAAAAGCGTAGCGCCATCTTTTAGCGATGGCGACACCACTACGAATGAGTTTGACGCCAGTGGGGCTACCAAACCAACCGGCGGCCAGACTGTGGCTCAAATCACGGCTTGGTTAGATGCCCACAGCATTAGCCATACCGGTGTAACTGCCAAGGCCGACTTACTTGCCTTAGTACCAGCAGAATAGGGGTGATCCGATGGTTGAAGTTGCAACGATTAAGAGGCTACCGCGATTCAGTGAGATTGACGATGACTTGGTTCAGCTTGAGCTTGACGACGCCAAAGAATTGGTCTCACATACGGGGTTACCAAGGACTGTACAAGACCGGGCTATTCGGCTGTATGCCTGTCACTTGCTCACAGAGGAGATTACTCAGGCTGATGGAGTTCAATCCTATCAGATCGGCCCCATCAGTAAGACAAAATTCTTGCCATCGTACAAAGACCGTTTTCTTAAGCAGTACGAGGACTTACTAGACCTGTATGGACTAAATAGCTCGCGAGGAAGGGCGTGGTCAGTTGATTAAGGATGTCTATAATCGTCTGCCCGACATCAAGGAAGAAATTGACAAGATGGCTAACAGACAGGTTATCGCTGGAATCCTACCGTCTGATGATGAGCACCTTCAAATGA